GTTGGCGGTGTGTCACCATGAGCACCAGGGCGCGACTGGCCAGATGCAGGTGTGAGCGGCTATCAGTAAGAGCGTGCCGCAGATGAGGGTGAGGGTGAGAAAGAAGACACAGAGGGCGATCAGTAGTTCAAGGCTGGTGGCTCTTGGTGTGTGGGTCATAGGTCCTCCTGGATTGCGTATTGTATGTCGAAGCCGGTGCGTGCGGAGTAGGACCATCTACACATGGTGCAGATGGTGCCGATGGGGAAGGTGGAGGTCAGACGCCAGGGGTGGCCGGTTGGTGGAGTGCGGCCGCAGAGGGTGCGGGTGCGGTCCTGGTTGGTGCGGTCTTTCTGGATGGCGTGGGCGCGTAGGTGGATGTTGGCCTGTACCCAGGTTACGGGTGGTGGTGAGTCAGCTGTGTAGCACATGGTCAAGGGCCTCTCTCTCCCAAAGTCTCATCTGCCGGTCGTCCTCTGGACCGTACTTGCTCTGCCGAGCGCACCAGACCATGTGACAGCGCTGGCAGAGGGCGGCAAGGTTGGAGGGGTGGCAGTTGGCGGGGTTGCCGTCCTTGTGGTGGACGGTGAGGACATAGCCTCGCTGGCGGTTGTGTGGCTGCCGGCAGTTGGGGACCTGGCATCTCCAGCCGGCGCGGTCCTTGACAGCCGTGGCGATCTCTTCCCAGTTGTCGGGGTATGGTTCAGTCGCAGAAGACATGGTCTCCGATCTCCGTGCAGTTGGTAAGCCACGGTGGCAATCCGTCTGGCCAGTTTCGCGGGTTGTCGAAGTGGGTTTTGTGTGCGATCTCGGTTGGTAGGTCGTAGGTTCCGGCGTAGACGTCCTCAGCGATCTGCCAGACGTGGTGCCAGTTTTCCTGGGATCCCACGCGGAGTTGTCTCCACCAATCGGGGTAGTGTGTCTTGGCCCATCTCTCGATGCACCAGGGGTCATCGGGAAAGGCACCGATAGACCAGCACTCAAGGACCGCAAGGCGCAGCGTGTGGTCGGGGCCGTAGACGTCTGCTCCCCACACTGCGAATTGGGCGGGCCAAAACAGATTCTGCTCGATGTTGTCTTGCCCTCCTCGGTTCATGGCCACCTGGGCGACCATGGCCTTGCCGAGGTCGGGTTGTCCTCTGGCCTCCATGATGATGGTGAGGGCCAGGAGAGCGATCTTCCACGTGGCCATGTTGTTCCTCCGTTTGGTGACTGCGGTCCTGCGAGCTCAGCTGCAGGGTGTCACCATCTAGAAGTCTCCGTCGTCTATGTCGTCGAGGACGTCGCGGGCCTCGATGACAGCTGACTTGAGTGGGATGGTCCACTTCACGGAATCAAGCTCGGCTAAGAGCGCGGCACTGATGACGCGGTCGTCGTGGACGGTGGGGTCTGGCACGCCCCACTTCATCCGCTTTTCCTCGCCTTCTGATACCTCGTACTGACATTCGTCGACCTGGGTCCAGAACTCTCTCCAGTCTGCGGAGCCGTCGTCTCGGAAGTACTTGAAGCGTCCGGTCTCCACGACGGTGAGGAAATCCCAGCCGAGATCGCTCTTCCTCTTGGGCGGCGAGAACTGAAAGGGGATGACCTTCTCTCCGAAGGCCGAGCGCGCTCCAAGGAAGGCTACGAGGCCCGCCCCTACACCGCTGGCGTCTGCGACGATGTGCTTGACGCGCCACAGGTCGAAGTAAGCTCTCAGCTTGCCGTACAGCCTCGTGTGCCGTGTTCCTGTATCTCTGAAGACATCAACCACCCTGTAGGAGGGTGCGGCCAGGAGCGGGTCTTTGAGGGTGGTCAGGTCGACGGCTGCGATGGTGGCGACCGTGGAGTCCTTCTGCGGTTTGGCAAGCCGTAGCTCGTCGCCGGTCATCTCCTCGTCGTGCCCTGCAACGTCGAGGGTGGCCACGTAGACGGTGCCTTCGAGGGGTGATCGCTGGCGTGTGTGATCTCCCTGCATGAGGGCTTGCCGTCTGTCGTCGAACATGCGGCCTTCGCTGTCGATCTCTTCGAGGAAGTACTGCGTTTTGATCATGGGGTGCTGCCGGCCTTTTCTGGCGATCTCCTTGTTGACGTGTTGGCCATAGGCCGGGACTTCTCGGGCCACGTCTTGCCAGGGCACGTAGAACACTCGCTGCTGGCCGTCCTCCTCCTCTGCCAGTAGTCGCCTCGTGATCTTGGCCAGCATGGTCTTGGACGTCCACACGGTGCCGTAGAACACTCTGGTGGCGTTGGTGGACGCCGCCATGGGTGTGAAGTCCACTTCCCATTTGTCCTCGTTCACGTCCTGGGCCTCGTCGCACTCCAGCAAAAGGGACGCGGTCGCGCCCACCACCTGAGACGTGGGGGCTGCTGAGAGAAAGATCACGCCGGCCTTGCCGAGGAAAGTCATGTAGCCCTCGCGAGTGTGGACCTTGCCTCGGTTCCACGGGTTGTCGAGAACGTCCTCCAGTCTGAGCTTGCTGTTGATCAGCTGCGGTTTGTAGGTGGGCGCGGCCTTGACCATTTGGCCGCCCTTGCGCTGGTAGAGGTTGAGCAAGTAGGCCTCCAGCTGGGCGCTCAGTTCGTTCTTCCCTGCCTGTCTGGAAAACACGATGGCAAAGCTGAGGCCTTTGCTGTTGAGGACCGAATCGAGGATGGCATAGGCGGGCGTCAGCTGGTACTCGCGCAGCTCTCTCTCGACAACGAGCTTGGAGAACCATCGAATGTCTGAGAGGAACCTGCGCACAACGTAGTCAATCGGTCTGACGCTCATGTGTCTATCTCCATGGTGACAGTGGGATCTCCGCCGGCCGCGGTCCGTGGCACCATGGTGACAGGATGATCACCCGGGCGCAGGACCGCGGTCACCACTCAGCGCCGACCAACTCAACATAAAGGGCTTTATGTTGAGCCTCGCCGAAGGGAGCATTTATGCCCCTTTGCACTAGCCGGCTAGTGCGATGGGCCGAGGCGAGGCGTAGTTGGGCGGCGCGGTCAAATCCCATCTCTGAGGTCGCCCCTGTGCCAGCCGTCCTCGTGGATGGGCACTCGCTTGTCGATCTTCAATGCCTCTCTGCGTCTGATCGCTTGCAGCTGATCCTTGAACTCTGCGAGGCGACCGGTGGCCCACTTCAGCCAGTGGGCGGGCGTGTCTGTGGACACTCCCGCCTCTCCGACTGAGCCACGGCTTTTCTCCAGCGCAGCATAGGCTCCTGCGCCCATGACGATGACTTCCTCGTCGACGAGGGGTAGGGTGGTGGCTGCGCCGCTGTCCAGGTCCTCGATGGTCTGCGGCTTGTGGTAGTAGACGCGGACTACCTCACTGACGGCTGGCGTGTCGCCGTCGAGGATGTAGAGGGTGGTTCCCCACAATTCCCACTGCCTCCACTGCGGCGGGTCTTCGAGGGACGCGGCTGTGTAGGGAAACCAGACGCGGACGATGCGGGTCAAGCCGGTGAGGGTGGTGATGGAGACTTCTCTGCTGGCCGCGGCAACGGTGATGGTCCCTGCGATCTGCTGCGGGTTGACAAGGTTGTACTCTCGCAGGGCCTTGGTGAAGGCGCGGTCGATCTCGTCGGTGGTCCAGACGGCGTTGCCAGAGTCGTCAAGATCGGCCTCTACGAGATCTCTAAGGTCTGCGAGTACTGTCATGCGTAGCTCACCGTGATGCCTGGGTCGGTGCCGGTGATGGTGGCATAGAGACCGACGCCAAAGGCCACGTCCAGCACGGCGCAGACGGATGTGCCGGCTGTGGCTGCGGCAAGCATGAGCAGCGTATCTCCTGCGGTGGCGACTTCATCTCCGATGACGACGGTGGCCGCGTCTGATCCTGCCTGGATGGTGACCGAGTGCAGGATACCAGGGCCGGTCTTGATGAGGCCGCTGGCTGCCAGGTGTTTGTAAGCGTATGCGTCTGCCATGTTGGTCCTCCTTGTGTTGTGGGTGCTATGCGAGGTTCGTGGGCATGATGGCCCAGTGGTCCAGGTCGACATAGCGGGATGCTGCCGCAATTGCATAGCCAATTATGTAGGGTGTCAACGCCGCCGTGGGCACCGCAACCGTGGTGGTGGCTATCACCAGTTGGTCCAAGGAATAGTCCACCTGTCTAAGGCCGCCCGCTATGGGATAGACTCGCAGAGCATGGGAGTGGGGGTTGGTATCCGCAGCAACTCCGCTATCGACGATGTTGATTGCGCCGGCTGCCGTGCGTGTCCTGATGATCCAGTTGTCTGCTATAGAATCAGTCTTCAGGCCGCAATCAATGGCGTTGCTATAAGCAGCGTCCCGTGCTCCAACCATGCCAAACATTGATGTGGTCGCTGAGATGCTCATTCGAGCTGTCATCACCCAGCCATCGTCGGCGTCCAAGGTAGGGTATGTATTGGCGGCATCTCCTAACCAAAGAAGATGATAGAATCCGACTCCAGCGCCCGCTGTGAGCCTGTAGACTCCGCGGGGCAATCCATGGGTGGCATAAGCGAGTGTGCCGCCACTACCTGCACCATTGGAGACAGGAGTGTACTGGTCGGGGGCTAGGGCCTTGCCAAAGAAATCATCGTTTCGGCCGCGCGTGGTGTCTTGGGGTGCTGCGTCGAAGGTGGCGAAGATCAGGCCCTGTGAGCCTTCTGCGAAGAAGGCGACCGCGCAGGCTGCGCCGGTCTCCAGGATGGGCGCGGTGAGATGTCTGGCAACGGGCACTGCAAGGAGGATGCGGGACATGGAGCCGAAGAGCTGGACCGCGGCCGTGTGCGTGGTGGCGTCGTAAGCGTGGATGATGCCTCTCTCGACGATCATAGGTCCTTGGCGAGATCCTTCCTTTCAGTCAGGACAGGGCTCAGGATGTACCACTTTGGTGTCACGATCGTTTCCTCGAGCTTGGATTCCTGTCACCATTTTGGTGACCGGCTGCTGGCTGATCAGCGCGATCGCTGTGACCAGTAGGGTCGGGGGCGGCGAAGGTCAACTCCGTTGTGTGCCGCCCCCTCCATAGGGTTATCGTGGAGGGGGCAGGGGAAGTTGGGACCGCCAAGTGCCCCCTCCCCCTGCCCTTCGCTGTCGGTCGAGGGGAAGCCGATCCCCGACCGTTCAACGGTTAGCCTAGCCCTGGGCACCGCCCAAGTACCAGATGACCAGCGTGAACGTGGCCGTGGGCGTGGAGCCGCCGGTCAAGTTCAGGTCGATCTCGACCTCGCTGCCGGCGACGATGTGAACGGGGGCCTCGGTGCCGCCCATGTGGACACTCTGCCAGTCGCCTGCGGTCAGCGCCGTGTTGGCCGTGATGGCTGCGATGACGTCGGTGCCGTCGTCCTGGATGTCGATGGTGCAGCCGGTGGGTGAGCCGGTGAACACTGTCGGGTAGAGGGAGGCGCCGACGATGGTCATGGCCTCAAGGGCTGTGAAGCCCATCACGCTGTCAGCGTCCGCGAGGGCTGGACACTGCATACTGATCACTCTCATTACCTCGTTTGCCATGGTGTTGGACCTCCTCAGTCCTTGACGTCGTAGGGTGGGATTTCAAGCGCCTTTCTGGCTGCGATGGTGGCTGCGAGGGTGGCCTCGCCGGCGAAGTAGGCGACCATTGCGATGCCGAGTCCCTGCGCTAGTGTATCAGGGTGGCAGGTGCGGGCGAAGGCCATGAAGCCGGGTTGGAGTCCGAGTCGCGCGCCGACGCAGCCGAGTAGCCAGGGCGAGATGCCCACGGCCGCGCAGCCAATGAGCCACGCGAGGCGCTTTGTCTCCTTGCGGAGTTTGAGCCACCAGTCGTTGAGCCCTGGCACGAGTTCCAGGGCTGCTGCCAGGATGGCGCTCAGGGCCGCTGCCACGATGGCCGGCGTGAGCGGGCTGGGTTCGATCTGCGCGAGTGCGAGTAGTGCGAGCACTGGCATGGCGCAGACCGCGGCCGCTGCTATTCCGACCTGGAAGGCACTGTAGATCATGGTCGTCCTCCTTCGGTTTGGTGCAACTGGCCACGCTCAAAGAGATGGCCATGTCGGGCCGCTGTCACCATTACGTGACGTTGCTCTTGTGGAGCGGACGGTGGTCTGCCACGCCAACAGCGACGAAGAAGCGGGCTTTTATCCGCATCTCGTCGTTGGTGAACATGCTGCCCACCACCTGATCGTCGGCCACGAAGAGTTCGGGTTCTCGGCCGTACCTGTAGCCGATGCAGATGCCTGGGCAATCGAGCGGGTCACACACTGCGGCCCAATCGTTGGCGTCGGTCCACTCTGGCACGACGATGACGTTTGCGGTCTTGAAGGCGGGGTCGAGGTAGTGGTAGGTGGCTGCCGCAGACCAGGGCTGCTCGAAGATGACGAGCGCCGTCTTTTCAAGCTCGATGGGCACGAGACAGTACTTGGGTCTGATGCCGAGGACCGCGCTCGATGTGGGTTCGGTCTGCTGGTAGACGGCTTGTACCACGACGTCCCACTGAGCGGCGCTAAGGGCCGTGGTCAGTAGGTTGACGTGGGTGCCAGCCTCGAAGACGTTGAGGGTATCGGTCATGGTTGGCCCTACTCCGGCGTTGGCCGTGAAGATGGCCGACACGAGTCCAGAGAGGGTGCGCCATGCGGCGTTGCCGATCTCGCGAGGGATGCGTTTCACGGAGCCGACGTCGTCCCGATCAAACATCTCAAGCGTGATGCCGATGTAGCCGCCTTTCTTGAGGAACGTCGCTGTCTCCTCGTTGTCCGACCAATCAAGCTCGGTGTAGGCTGCACCTTCAACGACGGTGGGAAGGTTGCCGATGCCGCCGGTCTTCATGAGGGTGACTTCGTTGAGCGTGGCGAAGTCCTCCTCGTAGACGATGGGGTTCCACCACTTGGGCCTGACGTTGTAGGCCGTGAGTAGCAGCTTGTTGAGCGCGTTCTTCACGACCGAGGTCATGGACGCGGTGGTGACGTTGGAC